TATACAGTTCCGTTTGTCCAATTAGACCCAATGAAAACTATTTTAGTATTTTCACATGAACATAATACATTTGATAAACGTAAAATGTTAGAAAATCCACATCCAGATTATTTAAAAGATTCTCCAAAAACAGTAAATGATTTTATTAAATTCAAAGACGAAGACCCTATTAAAGATTTTTTCTTGAATAAAATTGACAAATTGCTCGAAAGATATGAACCAGGATTGCCTAAAATGAAGCCAGATGTGTTAGAACAAATAAAAAAGATTGAAGCTGAACGTGCTGAAATGTTAAAAAAAGCACAAGAAGAATATAATGAAAAAAACGCAAATCAAATTATCTTACAACAACCAGGAAAAGAACCAGTTGTTATCTCACCGCGAGAGGCAGTTAATATTATGCAACAGCAACAACAATTTATTGGCGAATTAAAAGAAAAAAATGAAACATACTCTAAACGAGTAGGTGAACTTGAAAAAATGATTGTTCAATTACAAATGAAAATTATTGAATTAAACCGAAAATCAGTAGCAGTGAAACAAGAACCTCAATCTGAACCAGAAATTAAAATTAAAGAAAAAATTGGTGATGAATATATAAACACAACGCCAGATATAACTGAAAGTATTTCTAAAAGCACTCCTCAATTTATGGTTGAAGATGATTAAAATGTTAAAATGAAATAATATTATTATTTATAATGACAATTTGTTTGTCATTATAAAATTTTCCCTTGCAAAAAAATGTCTTTGAAATATGTCTTATATAATTGATGATATGTATTCATTCAAAATATCATTGATTGAATAATTATGTCTCCAACCCAATTTATATAGATTAGATGGTTGTCCTTTTATATTTATAATTTTATTTTCTATATCTTTAAAATTTTCAAATTTAATTACTGGTATATTCATTGAAGAACAGAATAATATATTATCTTTTTCATATAAGTTTATTCCTGACTTTTTATACAATTCAATTACAAGATCATATATTAAAAAACTTTTTTCATTACATATCAAATAATTATCGCCATTTTCAACCTTTATAATAGTTTTAATCGCAGTTGAAACATCTTTGGGGTGAATGATATTACGAAATGAATCGAGGTTACCTAATACTAAATGACTATTATCATTGTTTTTCCATTGTTTTATATGATTAATTATTTTACTAAATAAAAAATTTTGATTCTTTCTTGAAGATTCAGTAGTAAAAATAACTCCATTTGAAAATGGTAAATTGTATGTTTCCCTATAAAAATCAACAATTGAATGACCTAATATTTTACCAATAGAATAAGGATGATTATTATATTTATATGTATCATTATCGTGAGTTGTATAATTTACGTGCCCTTTATAAATTTCACTACTAGAAGCATTAAATAATTTTGTTTTTAAATTATTTTTATGAATTATGTCACATAAATATGCGGTTATCATACCATTACAATTTAAAGATTCAATTGGATTATTGAAGGCATATTGAGAACTTGATATTCCTGCCAAATGAACGATAATATTAGGATTTATTAATTTAATTATATTTTCAACTTCTTTTATGTTATTCATATCGATTTTTTTCTTGATAATATTTCTCTCGTTACAATTGATATTTCTATTGATCCCATACAAAGAATATTCAGAACAATCATTTTTTAAATAAGAACCAATAAATCCATCACACCCAGTAATTAATAATTTCGGTTTAGCTGAATAAATTTCAAAATTTGGTAATGGAAATATCAATTGTCCACCATTATCTAAAAATTCTTTTTCACGTTCTATTATTTCATTTCGAAAATGGTATGGAAGGACTAATAAGAAGCCAGGTTTGATTTCTCTCATATATTCTTCACTAATTATTCTAATACCTGTACTTGTCATTTTATCAATTTTTTTATTATTTCTTTCAACCGCATATTTTATTTTTGTTTCATCTAAATTAGCAAATTGTAATAATGTGTTACCTTTGGTTGAAGCACCATAAACAAATATTTTATTATTATTTTCATTTACTATATCAACAAAATCTTTTAATTTATTTATTTCTGTTTTACAAGAATTCAAAAAATTTTCATATATATTATTATCAATAGCATTATAATATTCTTGTTCTTCTTCTAATATTTTATTTATTAAAATACTATTTTCATTGTACATTTTACTTTGTTTTTTAGCAAAATATATTCTGAAACTACCACCATTACAATCATTAAATTTTACATCTATTATTTTAAAATTTGATAGTTCAGCTATTAGTTTTATTTGTTTCAATGAATAATATTCCAAATGTTCATGACATATAGTATCTAAACTATTTCTTTTCAACATTGTTAATAAATAGCTTTGTTCACATGTCCATATTCCGTCTGTATCTAAACATTCATAAATATCTTTTGCAAATAATACAGGATCTGGCAAATCATAAAACATTGATATAGAGGAAATTATTTTACATTTTACATCACCATAACAATTTTTGAATACTTCTTTAGTAAAGTACTTTGGTATAAGTTGAACGTTTCCATAATATTCTTTGAATTGAATTCCAGTTGGATCAATACCAATTCTATTATATTTATCAGAATAATAATTTAACATAGTAGAATCATTGCTACCTATATCTACAATATAATCTCCATCATTTAATTCAATAATATTCTCAATTTCTTCTTTGTATTGTTTCAAATGATTTCTCATACTATTGTTAATACCTGAACGGTAACCATACTCGTATTCATATAATTCATTAGAATTAACTGTTTGATACAATTGTAACAATTCGCAATTTTTATTATTACATACACATAAATCAACAGGAGTTTTTAATGTTGTATAATCACCATAATTTGGAAATCTTGATGTAATATATTGTTCACCAAGAGAAATAACAACACTTAAATTACTACTATTACATATTCTACAATTTTGTAAAATTGAAAATTTTTCCATTTTAATTATATTTATTATTATGTAATTAATATTTATATGTATTATAAATAATATTTATTATTATTCAAATGATAAATTATATAAATAATATTTATTATTTCTTTAAATATGTTATTGGAGGTATCTTTTGGTGAAGCAATTGATAAATATAGCATTTTGGAGATCAAAAAGAAAAATATAACTGATAAATATAAGTTGATTGAAATAAATAAAGAACTAGAAACATTACATATTTGTAAAGAATATATTGAAAAACAACAATTTTTATACAATTTATTAATTTATATCAATAGTGAAATATGGGATACAACAAATGTTATAAAATATACAAATATCGATTATAAAAATTATTCAATATTATCACAATCAATATTTGAATTGAATCAAAAAAGGTTTCGTTTAAAAAATTTTTTTAATATTTTATTTACTTCTAATTTAAAAGAACAAAAAAGCTATTCTTCTACATATTGTAAAATTACAATCAATAATATAGAAACTATTTATGATAAAATACCCGAAATTAATTTTTTATCAATTGAATATGATTATATAATGTTTGAAGAAAATTATTTAAGTAGTATAAAAAACTTTTTTAATCAACCAAATATAATACCTTTGAACAATGATAATATTTTTAATGAAATAATATTAGAAGATTATAATATAAAAACAGAACTTATTAATACTTTTGATTTGACCCCAATAAATTATATTTCTCGTGGTAGATTAGGCGATTTTATTCAAGTATTGTCTATAATAAATGAAAAATTTTACCAAACAGGTAGAAAAGGTATAATTTATATTAGAAATGATTCCTCATTTAGTAAAGGATTACAACATACATACAATGATACTTATGATGTAATTAAATCGCAACGATATATATATGATTACAAGATATTCAATGACGAGAAAATCGATATTGATTTAGAGGATTGGTTCAATAGTAATTTATTATACAAAACAAGTTGGTTCAATATATTTAAAGAAAAATATAATGTAGATTGGGGTAAACATAAATGGTTTAATATTGATTATCATGATAGTTGGAAAGACAAAGTGTTAATCAATATAATGAATTATAGAACTCCAATAAATATTGATTTTCATAAACTATATAATATATTTGGTAATTCATTAATATTTATTTCTTTCGATAAATTTGACTATGATGAATTTGTAAAAAATACTAATCTAAATATACCGAATTATACTCCAAAATCATTTACGGATTGTTGTATAGCTGTAAATTCATGTAAATTATTAGTAGCATCCTTATCTGGAATTTTGACTATAGGTCACGCTTGTCATAAAGATAGATTAATAGGGTTATGTGGAACAGGAGACGATTTACATAATTATGAATTTGAAAAATATTATAATAATGTGTATTATGGTGTATAAAAATTAAACATTATTCATAATCATCTTCATCAAATTCCTCCAAATTTACTTGAATATCTTTTTTAACATTTTTATCTAAATACCTGTATATTCGTTTAACATCCAATTTTGTAATATTGTAATTTTCAAATATTTTCATAATATCAGCCATTTTATCAACATTATTATAAAAATCTTCACCATATTGTAATCGTAGTTCTTGAAAGAATGATAATAAATCTTTTTTATCCATATCCAACTCTTGACATAAATTGTAAATAAATAATATATTATTATATTCGGTTGAATACTTTGTTAAAACCTTTGTAAATCGTATTTCTAATGATTTTTTTTTATTTTCTGGGAAATAATCATGATACAATTTATTATTATGAAAAGTTTTCATTAAAGAACTCATTTCGTTAAATTGCCATATTTGATTTTGGAATGTAATTCTATCTATATAATCGGAGTAACAAATATTGTTTAATATTTTTAAATAAAAAGGATAAGATATTTCTTGTGGATTTGATGATAGAGCATCTACTATATTCTCATGCCATAAAAGTGCTACAATTGTTCTATCCGTTTCGTTCATAAATTTATTATGTTCTTCCATTTTCATCGGTTTTTCTATCAACTCTTGTGTAATTTTTTTGGAATCTTCGTTGTAAGATTTCATTTGAAATATATTTTTTACAATTTCATTATTTAATAATTCAGGGGTTTTTTTATAAATATCATTTACGAAATTTAGTTTGCGTAAATCACCTTGAATGTATTTTATAATATTTTCTTTCAATGATTTCTGGTTGTATTTTATATTTGGCATTAATTTTGTAATCAAATTATTTATTTGAGAATTCGTTGGCGTGTTCAATTCAAATACATTACATACTTTCATTAATTCACGCATTTTCTTATCCATATAATAATTACCGATGCATATAATTGGGTTCATAGTCATATTTTCCAATCGCTGTTTTTTTGTTTTTTTCTGTCTTATTAATTTAATTAATGCTGTTATACCACCTTTATCTCCATTATTCATTCCATCTATTTCATCCATAACAATCGCTATTTTTCTAACTTCTTTTGTCATCATTTGGAGAACATTACGATTAGATACATTATTACTTGTTATTGTATCTATTAATGATTTATTACGAACATCTCCAGCATCATATTTTATTATATCATAATTTATTTCTTTTAATAAGTTCAATACAAATTGTGTTTTACCGCAACCAGGAGAACCATATATATATATTCCCTTTTTGTATTTTATATTTTTACAATTTTCATCAAAAGTCAATAAAATATTTTTTATCTCATTTGCTATTTTTTCTCTTTCAAATATTGAATTTATATTTATACTATTCATTCTATTGAATGCGTTACTATATTTACATCATTTTAAATTTTATATATTTTAACGCATAATAAATATATTTTATATTACATTATAAAATATATATTTATTTTCCAAAAGCACTGAAATCAGCTGTAATAGGCATGAAATTACTTGATTTTTGTGGAAGAGCACCATAATATGAATAATTGTCTGCTCCTGTTGTTTGTGTTCCATATTTAGATGTTTGTGCGTTATAACCATATTGAGATTGACCTGGTTGTATTTGCCCGGATTGTACATTCATTGGATTTGGCGTTAATAAATTCTTTAATCCTGAACCGGCTTCTCTTGCTAACCCTACAGCGCCACCTACAGTTTCTTTCGCTAAGCCAACAGCACCAGATGTTGTTTCTTTTGCTAATTCTACAGCACCACTTGTTGTATCTTTTGCCAAGCCAACTGTTCCTTTTACTGCTTCTTCACCAAGGTTTGCTGCTCCTCCTACTAATTTACCTGTTGCGTCAATTGTTTTTCCAGCTACATCACCAGCGGTAGTTCCTAACGAAGAAACAGCACCAGGAATATTTGTTGATTGAACTACTGTATTACCTGATGTGGATAATGTACCCGAACCACCTTGACCACCGCAATTTCCACAAACACTACCGGAACATCCTCCTGGACATGCAGGACATGATGGACATACTGGTGGTACGATTTGTGTTTTTAATATATAATCTTCTGATGTACTACTGTTTTTATTTTGGTTTGTTTTATAGAACCAATACCATTTAAAATATTCAGATAATGCTGATTGGGGTATACCATTAATAGTTGTTGAAGAAGTAGGCGTTGAAGAAGTAGATGATGAAGAACCAGTTGTTGAAGAACCAGTTGTTGAAGAAGTACTGCTTATAGTAGTATTAGATTGTTTGTCAAATCCGTCTTGATTAAACCTACAAACATTTATTAATTTATAATTATTTGTACCATCTTTTTGAATAACTGCTATAAGTGTTTTTAATGCTATATGGATATATAACACCATTGAACCGTGTTCATCGTTTACTATCCAAGAACCATATGACCTATTTGATATACTACTGGATAAATTAGCAATAGGTGTTGTAATAGTTGTTGGATTATTAAATCTATCATATACTTTTATTGAACTATCTGTTGATTTTATTATCAAATTAGCATTGGAAGTATCAAATTTTATATAATCACTAATTTTGTATAGTTTTCTGGTAGTACTATATATATTGTCAGCTTCATAAACATTAGTATAATAATTATTATTTGGCGGTGTAGTCAATGTAATAGGAGAATTAACATACATTTGTTGGTCCATAGTATTTACTTGACTGAACATATATGTTACTAAATTTTGATTTTGCGATTTATTTATAATATGAATATAAGTAGTAGTATCCCAAGGAAAATAAAACGCCATATATGAATCAGTAGTAGTTGTTTGTGTAGGATATGACCAAGATGTGTAAGATGATTGTACAGAATTTAACATACTTTTATCAGTATTTACACTTAACATTGTATTTCCAGACACTTGATTATAATAAGTAGTTGTACTTTGCCCTTCACGAGGAGTTACATAAATGGTATTAATACTTGAACCAGTTAAATCTGTATTACCAGATACATATGCGCTTGAATTGACTTCAATTAAATTACCATTTTTATTATCATAATATAAATTATCGTAAAGTTTATAAACTGTATTTGTTTTATTGTATTGTGGAATATTTATATTATCCAAATTATTGACACTATTACCAAAAGATACAAAACCTTCCAAATTCAATGAATTTCCAAATACGATAGATATTACTAAAACTATTAATAATATTAAAAATAACATTAATGGTGATAATTTTAATGACATAATATTTTAAAAAAGTATAAATTATACAACGAAAATATATGATAGGTTTTATAAAAATTGAATTTAATTATATTTATTAAATAATATGAATAAAATACAATTGTATATCATCTTTATAATATGTCTAAAACACCTAAAACTCGTTCTCCACCTAAAATATTAGATTTAATATATGATAATAAGAATAAATTTGAGATTTGCTTAGATGAAGTAGGTAGAGGATGTTTATTCGGTAGAGCATATATCGGATGTGTTGTTTTACCTAAAGATGGTTCTTTTGATGGTAAAGATATAAAAGATAGTAAAAAATTCACTTCAAAGAAAAAAATAAAAGAAGTTGCTGAATATATCAAAGAAAACGCTGTCGTTTGGCATATTGAATATGTTGAATCTGAATTGATTGATGAAATCAATATTTTACAAGCTGTTATGCGCGGCATGCATTCTTGTATTCGTAATATTATTGAAAAATTAAAAGAAAAAGGATTGTGTTGCGAAATTGAAAATGACTATCAAAATGAATTTATGGCTATTGTTGATGGTAATTATTTTGTACCATATATTTGGTACGATGATAGAAAAGAATATATACGTGAATTACCTGCTGTTACAATTGAACAAGGAGATGCTAAATATATGGGTATCGCAGCGGCAAGTATATTAGCTAAAGTTGCACGTGATGATTATATCGCAGAATTATGTAGTGAACATCCTATATTAGTTGAACATTATGGTCTTGATACCAATGTTGGTTATGGAACTAAAAAACATATGGATGGCATTCGTGAATATGGTATTACACAATGGCATAGAAAATCGTATAAACCTTGTTCGTTATCTTCATTATAATTCATTATAATTCATCCTAAATATATATGAATTCAAAATCGTTTTTGTTTATTCCCATGTATTTTGTTTCTTTATCCATAATACTATAACCAATTAATAATGTTTCATCTATTAAAACCATACCTAATGTATATTCTACTGGTGATTTTTCAAAAGTAAATAATTTTGTATATTTTTTTAATTTCATTGTTTTACTATCTAAAACAACCATACAATGATAATAAAATCGTCTTTCTTCATAACTTACTAAATGACACAAAAACCATACTTCATTACCAATATTAACGCCATTTGTTGAACCCCTTAACCACTTGAAAAAATGGGGCGTATCAATTTCATCCGTTATTTCCATCTTTGATATTGGTGATATTCCATTTGAACCTATATCTGTTTCTTTACCTTGAATTGGTACTATATTACCAATGGTTAATGGGTTCCATCTGTATATCATTTTTAATTGTTTTTCGTTATTTTCAAATAATACCCAATTTTTTTCTATTTGATTTTGATTTTTTATTTTCATTAATGTAGAATGTACTTTTTCTGGATTTTCTAAATCAATTACTCCATATTCTACTTCCATATTACCCATTTTTAAACCACGATTTGATGAATAATGTATTTTATTGTCATGTTGAAGTATTCTAACATCTTCTAATCCAACATAAAGACTATCATATTTTTTATTATAATTCATAATAAATTCTTGTTTTTTAGTAATATTATCCAAGTTTTTCAAATCATATTTTGTTACTACATTCATTGTATGTATTTTTTCTTTATTTACATATTCTCCTTTTTCATTTATAATATAATTTACAAACCGTGTGTTTACAATTAATTCTTCATTAGACAAACACATAGTAGGACTACTTGAAACAAATTCTTCATTATCTATATTCATAGTTCTAAATATTTCTATTGTGTTTTTATTTAAAATATTAATAATTTTTTCTATTTTTTCTTCTTTATCTTTGTATTTTTGTTGTTTTTCATTGTTTTGATTGTTCGCTATATCTTTCGTATAAAATTTATAATTACTGAGAACATTTTTAAAAATATAATCAATCGTAGTTGAATTTGATAAAATATTCATACTTACTTTGGCTAAATCATAATTATCCCA